ATATTTTGGAAAAGGTCGTAGAACTCCAAATAATATCTCATGCGGAATTTTTACAATTAAAAGCATTTGAAAGGAGACCATCGTGAGCATTACAGACGAAATTTTGGCATACGCGTCTGATAGACGGACGCGACATGTCAGCCAGTCAGGTGTTAAATACCGATCTGGACGTTATCCCTATGGCAGCGGTGAGAATCCGTTTCAACATGACCCTCATGCACTTTTGACCCAAACGAGAGCTTTGCAAGAAGAAGGTCTATCCGACTTAGAGATTGCACAGCGACTTGGATTTCTTGATAAGAAGGGTAATGCATCTGCTGGATTTTTCCGCAGCGCGTTGTCAAGTGCATACACTTCTAGCCCGAAAGAGCTTCTCGCACAGATGAAGAGCTACGAAGACCAAGGACTCAGCCAAAAGGAGATCGCTGAGAAGATGGGCTTCACGTATGCAAACGGCGAAGCTTCTTCGACACTCTATCGTCGAGCCTATCGTTATGCTGCTCACAAAGAGCGGCAGGCTTTGGCGACCCAAGCGAGAGAACTTAGAGCTGAAGGCAAGACGCTTCAAGAGATCACTGATATTATGGGTTACTCGAACGACTCTTCCGTTCGAACGTTGCTCAACGAAAACACTAAGTCCAACAAAGAGAAAGCCTTTAACATAGCGCAAGCTTTGAAAGAAGAAGTTGACGCAAAAGGCGCAATCGATGTTGGCGATAAATCCGAGCTTGCGATGGGTTGTACCAAAGGTACTCTCGAAGAAGCGCTCTGGATTTTGCAGACCGAGTATCCCGACTACGTTGTCGAGGGCATTGGCGTTAGTCAAGCAAACAATAAAGGCAAGCGTACGAACATTACAGTTCTGCACACGCCTGATATTACGACTCGCGAGCTCTATCAGGACACATCAAAGATTCAGCAGCTTGGCGACTTCCATTCCGAAGATGGTGGTAACACTATCAACAAGCTTCAGTATCCTGCGAGTCTTGACGCCAGCCGAGTCATGATTAACTACGGCGATCAAGGTGGCGACTCGAAAGATGGCGTTATCGAGATCCGCCCTGGCGTTGGTGATGTTTCGCTTGGTGATTCGCACTATGCGCAGGTTCGAATTCTTGTTAATGGTACACACTACATGAAAGGCATGGCGATGTATAACGAGAACTTGCCTGACGGTGTAGACGTTGTCTTTAACACGAATAAGAAGAGCGGAACGCCTATGTGCGGTGACAAGGATAACACGGTTCTCAAACCAATCAAGGTTAATCAGTACGATCCCAACAATCCGTTCGGTGCAGCTATTACAGCAGCCGGTCAGGTTTACTACGATGACTCAAACGGCGAGCAAAAGCTTGGTGTGGTCAATCGTCTCAAATGGGAGGGTGACTGGGAGAATCAGAATAATAATCTGTCGAGCCAGTTCCTTTCGAAGCAGCCGATGAAGCTTATCAACTCGCAACTTAACGCGACTTACGCGGATTATGCTGATCAGCTTTCTGAGATTCAGAAGCTTGAGAATCCAACTGTTCGTAAGAGCGAGTTGATGGATTTTGCTGGGAGGTGCGATTCAGCATCTGTTCATCTTCGAGCAGCGGCGCTCCCTCGTCAAAAGTGGCAGGTAATCTTGCCTGTTGATGAGCTTAAGAATGAAGACGATGACGGCTACAACGAGATCTATGCTCCGAACTTCGAAAACGGCGAGAAGGTGGCGCTTGTTCGTTATCCTCACGCTGGCACATTCGAAATTCCTGTCTGTACGGTAAATAATAATAACCCGGCAGCGAAGTCTAGGCTCGGTAATGCAGTTGACGCTGTTGGTATTAATGCTAAGGTCGCAGCGAGACTTTCTGGTGCAGACTTCGATGGAGACACTGTCGTTGTTATTCCAACCGGCAAGAACGGAGTCAACATTAGTACTCGTGGTGTTCTGAAAGATCTCAAGAACGACGATGGTACTATGTTCGATCCAAAGACAGCATATCCGTATCGCGATGGCATAAAGGTTATGAGCGAAGATCAGAAGCAGAAACAGATGGGTGTCGTATCGAATCTTATCACCGACATGACACTCCGTGGCGCTCCTGACGACGAGCTTGCGCGTGCTGTTAAGCATTCGATGGTCGTTATCGACGCACCGAAGCATAGACTCGATTACCAGCAGTCTGAGAAAGACAATGGTATTGCCGAGCTTAAATCAAAATGGCAAGAGCATTACGATGTTGTGTCTGGCGAATACAAGAATAGCGGTGCTTCCACCCTACTGTCTCGTCGCAAGCAGACCGTCGCCGTTGACGAACGTACAGGTGCGCCAAAGATTGATCCTGAGACTGGCGAAGTAAGTTACGAACTTTCTGGTCGTACTTATAAGACCGATGGTAAACATGCGGTGTATCAGCGAAAAGATGGTACGTGGTTTTATAAGAAGTCCGTTAAGGACAAAGAGACCGGTAAGAAGTCAACTGTAGAAGTCGATGTCGACGAATCCAAGGTTCAGGATACGAAGGCTAAAACCAACATTCCGATTATGGAGTATGTTGGTAATGCATATAAGCTCTCTTCCGGTACAACTCCCGAGAATGCTTACGCCGAGTATGCTAATAAGATGCGTGCTCTAGCTAATCAGGCTCGTAAAGAAGCCGAGAATACGAAAGACGCAAAACGTGATCCCGAGATGACGAAGAGGTATCAGACTGAGGTTGATTCTCTTAACGAGAAGTTGCGTGTCGCAGCGGCTAATGCTCCGAAAGAGCGTAGAGCGATTGCGTTGTATAACGCTAGACTTAAGCGAATTAAAGAGGCTGATCCCGAGCTTGATGCTGAGCATGAAACCAAGATTGCTGCACGTCTTATTGAGGAGGCACGTGCGGAGGTCGGAGCAAGCGGCAAGAATTCAAAGAACTTCGATATTACTGACCGCGAGTGGGAAGCGATTCAAAATCATGCTATCTCCGCCACAAATCTTCGTCAGATTATGCGTTATGGTGACAGCACCAGAATAAAGCAGCTTGCGATGCCGAAAGTTAACAAGCTGTCAGAGGCCAAGATCGCTCGAATCAAAGCTTTACGTAATGCAGGCTTTACTGCGGCTGAGATCGCAAAGCAAACAGGCGTGTCGACTTCGACAATTTACAAAATCGAGAAAGGCTAAAAAGAGGTGAGTATTCTTTGACTGCGTATATTACGACTGTAGATAATCCTTACAGCCCTGCGACTCAGTTCGATCAGTGGCTGAGGGAGGATATGCGTCTAGGATACAACTCCTGCGCATATCTCGATCGAATTGCGAAAACCAACGATGCAATGAGCAAACAAGAGTATAGAGCTGAGATTAACAGAGCGATTGATGAGATCGTTCTGTATAATCCTGAGCTCTATAGGAAAGTAGTAGTGTGAAAAGTGTAGAGAAAGGCTCAGAGATCCGATAAAGAAGAGTTTGAAGCTATAAAAGATCTCACAATGATCAGATTCAAATGCTTTGAAATTCCCTGTTAAACTCCACACGACTATTAAAATTTGCCCTATTTACAACGATACAATGCTTAATAGCAGATTCAGACGGTTTAGGTTCTTTACTAAAAAGTGCGGTTTTGTCTCCTTAGCCACACGTCACGGTTTCCGCCTAAACCGTTTGAACCTGCTATTAAGCATTTGTATCTTCTTTCATGACGCGCAGTCGGACGTAAAACTTGCCTCCTAAAAGTTTTTATAGCGTGTCATGGTAGATTCCTCCTTTCAATTCTTTGCGGCTGTGGGATTGAATCAGTTCATCTAACATTTACTCAAAGTCGCTGCGCGTCATGAAAGAAGATACAAAACAATAAAGGAGACATGATATTATGCCAAGACAAAAAATTAAAGAGTCTGCTCCTCCCGAATGCATTGCCCCCGAAGAGTGGATCGATCCAGAAGACTTAACGTTCGCTACTCCTCCAGATCTCAATCAAGATGCTCGCCAACGTCGTCTTATTAATAAGGCGTATGATTTAGCTGAGCAACGGATCGATCGAGGAGAAGCAACTGCGCAAGAGATCGTATATTTTCTCAAGCTCGGTTCCCAGCGCGAGCAGAAAGAGATGTTGATCTTGGAGAGTCAAGCAAAACTTTATAACGCAAAAACAGAAGCACTTGCATCTGCAAAACATACTGAAGAGCTCTATAATAAGGCAATCGAGGCGATGCGGTCTTATTCAGGTCTCGTCGACACTAATGATGATCCGAACTTATACTGATCTCATGCATTATCCTAGCTGGGAAGAACGCTTTAATTATTTGAAGTTGCACGGTTCCGTTGCTGGAGAGACTTTCGGTGCTAACCGATATTTGAATCAGCAGTTTTACCGTTCTCGTGAATGGCAGGATCTGCGAACAAAAATTATACTCCGAGACAACGGATGTGACTTGGGTTTTCCAGGTTACGAGATACAAGGTCGTGTCCTCATTCACCATCTAAATCCTATTACATTAGAGGATTTAGCTGTTCTCAACGATTGCGTTCTCGACCCGGAAAACCTTATTTGTGTAAGTTACGATACACATAATGCGATTCATTACGGATCGGGCGATTATGTGTCATCGCGAAAAGTAATAGAACGCAGGCCGAATGACACCTGCCCATGGAGGAACTAATCGAAATGGATGAAAGTATTCTAAAGACTGTAAAGAAGCTCCTCGGTATAGTGGCGGAGGACGACGCGTTCGATACAGATATGATAGTGCTGATCAATAACGCGATACTTGCACTTTACGAGATCGGTGGATGCGAGAAAGTTATTCTTGTGACATCCGACGAAGAGACGTGGGAATCGCTTGTGATTAAGGAAGATATTTTAGGTGCAGCTCAAACGTATGTTGCAATAAAAGTGCGACTTGGGTTTGATATACCGACGTCTTCTAATGTTACATCGGCACTAGAGAAAACCATGCGAGAGGCAGAATGGCGGCTTAACGTAGCTGTTGATCCTGAGAGCTAAGGAGTTGATATAAGTGGCTGAAGAAATTTATAACATGATTAGTGGATATACTAATTACACGTCCTATAAAGATGATGTGATAATTAAGATCCATAATAAGCGTATGCTTAATCTTTGTTCTCAGGTTACGAACGCCGGAGAGAAGAATGCGCAGTATATTGTGTTCGAAATGGATCGATATATTGATGGCATCGATCAAACGACTAAAACTATTAAAGTCCATTACGAGCGTCCTGACGAAAAAGGTGATAACAATAGCGTTGTTAACGTTAAAGCGTCGAGTGAGCATATTCGTTTTGGATGGATCGTTCCTGCTGCGGCGACGGCTGTTGGTGGTATTCTTAAGGTGATGCCGTACAGTTATTCGACTTCCGGTAGCAGTATGAATTATTTGATGAAAATCTGCTACGGCATTATAAATTTGGAAGGAGGGCTTTCCTTGTCTAGTGGTATTGCAGAACCTACAACCGATTGGTACGAACAGTTCACCGCCCAAATGGAAGCCTATGTGGCGGAGGCGAAAGTCGAAACTTCGTATAATTATAATTATGCCCATGCTATAGTCGATAATGTAGATCTTGATATTACTGTTGATACTTCAGTTAGTCCGACGCAAGTGACATTCAAATTAACGAATTTACAGCTTGACGGGTTATCATGGAACGATTATATTATCAGTCGGAATGGTTATACCAAATTCGATGCAGCAGGCATTTCGATTACTATTACGGGACCAGCTTCAGATGCTACACAAACGAATGCACTCTATTACATAGTGATGCGTGATCGTCAGTTGGTAGCTGTTCAATATGGTCCCGGAGCGCTTCCAGGTACTTATTCTAACCCACCCAGCGTAGAACCTAGTGATATAATAATTGCACAAGGTTGGTTTTCTGGTACTAAATGGACTACGTGGTGGAGTATCAATGATATTGAACGTGGAGATTACTCATACAATTATGCACTTGGTTGCACATCCAGCTTTAGACTTGATATAAGGGAAATGATATCAGACGATGATCCTCACGTCGAAGTAGAAGTCAGCAGTTATGGCAATCGAAATTGGCCTACAGGATTAATTATCACACCTGCTCAATCGGTTTTTGTTTCTGAAATGACTGTTAAAAAAGTAACGTGTAAATACGCAAACGAATGGGTTTTTGTTGTTATTAGAGATAAGAAATTAACGTGCGTGGCAAAATTTGGTTCGGACAGGAATCTTCGTTATACAGAGAATAAATTTCGTAAAAATGATATAATCATCGCTGAATTTTGGACGGGTTCAAATTACAGAATTGGCGATATTATGTGGCGAGTAAAACCCGATATAGAGGAACAACCATTCTCAATATTTTCAAAAGTCTGTGTATGTGGTGATAGCTACACTGACGGTTGGACTGGATGGCCTGACGGTAATGGATACGGTGGGTGGAACTCGAAATATGCTCGTTTTCTTCAGCATCTTAGTGGTGTTACAATCGTTCCTATATCGAAAGGCGGAACATCAATGGTCGATTGGCTATCCTATAAAGAAACCGAACTCGTGAATGCTGGAAAAATGCAAGCCTATTATATAATGTTAGGCATTAATGACGCATGGGGAAACGTTTCGATAGGAAGCGAATCCGATATAGGAACCGATAATGCAACAAGCTATGGTGGTTTATCTAAAATCATAGACAAGTGTTTAGAAATTTCACCGTCTGCGTACATTTTCCTTCAAACTATAGCAGACTTAGGTATGAATGATTCTAATTTTTATAAATACAGCGATGTTATAAGAAACGTCGCAACGTATTATAAAAATAACGGAAAAAATGTGCATTTAATCGATGCTAATTATTATGGCTATGAAATCAGAACTCGAGAACAATATTTTTTACAATATGGTAATCATCCGTATCCCCAAGGCTATCAGTTATATGCACAGTTCATATTTAACCATTTGAATGAATATATGAAAGCAAATCCTTCTGATTTCTATAAAGTTCCATCTATTCCATATGATATTTAAATTATTAACGATCTGATCGTTTCTTTATATGCTATATACATTCTATAGTGACCTGCATTATTTGGATGAACCGTATCACTAAAGAAAGTGGATTTATTGAGCGCATTATTCGGGTTAAGACCAACATTCCATCCGTCAGTATATACTATACTTCTTTCTTCACAAGCTGTTTTTATAATTTCAGAATAGTCTTTTAAAGTATAACCAGCGCTGTTTTTGTTTGTGTCACCTGTTCTACGCACTGGTAATAGAACGGATACTTTCGGAGTTATACTAAGGGCATAATCAAGTGTATTTTCGACAGCGGTTCTAAATGTATCTATATTTATACTAGCGCTCCAGTCGTTAGTACCGGCTGCGATTGAGCAACGGGTGAAGTCTGAATGTGCTTTCATAACGTCGAGAACAGTATTATTACCGCTTTCCGTTTGATAAGTTCCAGAATTTTCGTCTCCTTGTCCGACGCAAACATTGTCTGTTGTTGTTTGGACATAACCGATTGATCCTATACCATAATTTTTAGGCTGACAAATATTTAACATATGTGTAAAATATGGATAAGTAGTCCCAACGCCAGCAGTAATCGAGTCACCGAAGAAATAGACTTCTCTTGTGCTATCTTTAACAAAAATTTGGTCTTGCGACACACCGAAAAGATATAAATGAGTCCCCCATATATATCCGATGAGTAAATCATTGTTGTTTTTATTAATAGTATCCCATTCACAAGCATACACCGTTTGATTTAAAGCGTCACAATAAAGCTTATATGCAATATTGTATGTACCATCATCGTCTGCGCTAATCGTTACTGTTTGCGTTTTCAGTGCGTTAGATTGCCAGCCGAACGAGATAAATCCTTGCGGAAAAAATATTTCGTGATTATTCCAATCGACCCAAAACCATAGTTTTGAGTTTATCAAATAGTCATCTGCTGTTCCGACTATTCCTATTTTAATGTCATCAGTAAATTGTGTCTGCATTCCTGAGGGATATGAAACGTACGGATATTTTATGGGGTTTTTTATTATAATTATTCCTTCAGCACCAAATATAGTTAGTTTACATCTGTATAATAATCCGATAGATATTAAATCGGTATCAGCAAAAGTTTTGAGAAAATCTTGTAAAGATATAACGCCGGTCGACATATTAATCGTTAACATGTATGCCACTACACTATTGTCGTAAGTTATCGTTTGCGCAGTTAATGCAATATGTTTACCGTTCGGTGCTGTAAAAGCAGAGTTGTTTGGGAATGCTATCGTACAAGCAGTTTGATCCCAAACGATTTCATTAGATTTGTCAAAGTATCCAACGCCCCATTGCTGAGAAGCGTACGTTTTCGCCTCCGCCACATAGGCTTCCATTTGGGCGAGCTCATGTTGGCACGGAATAGTGGAGGCCGAGATGGCTATGCGATTTCTACTCCCTTTTAATCGTAATTCTTTTTAATAGTCTGAACGAAACTCAAAACGATGCTTAAAGTGTCTGCTTTGTCCTTCTCGGGTATTTTAGGCTCGAACCCGTTTTGAGTTTCATTCAGATTATTAAATTGTTTATCGAATAGATATTGTTTTACGTATTTAAAGGGAAAACTTCTCATCCTAAAAGATGCTCGTAACTATTAAACTTGTTTTAAGTGGGGACGGACATAATTACAAGTTTATTGCGGCGGTAGTTACGGGCATCTCTTAGGATGAGAATTAAGCGAAACTATAAACGAAAGGAGGCTCATCTTACGGCTTTATCAAACACAGCGATCCCCAAGTATTACGCGGCATTCCGTGAAAAGGTCTTATCAGGCGAAATCCCGGTATGCAGGGAGATTGCTATGGAGATGAGCCGGATTGACGAGCGTATAGCGAATCCTGGAATATATTTCGATGATGCTGTAGTCGAAGGTTTTATCCGTTATTGCGAAAACGAAATGACTTTGACTGATGGCTCGGATGTTAAGCTCCTCGACTCATTCAAGCTTTGGGGTGAAGAGATTTTCGGCTGGTATTACTTTGTCGATATGACTGTTTGGGAGCCATATGATGTGGCACCTGCTGGTCATTATGTAACAAAGCGAATCAAAAAGCGTCTAATTAATAAGTTTTACCTCATCATAGCAAGATCCAATGCGAAGAGTCTGTTCGAATCTTTCGTGCAGTCTTATATGCAGAATGTCGATACGACGACCACATATCAGATCACGACTGCTCCGACAATGAAGCAGGCCGATGAAGTTATGGCTCCGATTCGAACTGCTATCTCCAGAGCCCACGGGCCACTTCTCAAGTTTTTAACCGAAGGCAGCATCAACTCGTCCAAAAATTCATCGATGCGTCCAAAACTCTATTCGTCAAAGAAAGGCATTCAAAATGATCTGACTGGAAGTCTTATTGAAGTGCGTCCTATGACAATCGATAAGCTTCAGGGTATGCGTTGTAAGGTTGCGACAGTTGATGAATGGCTTTCGGGTGACATTCGAGAGGATGTTATTGGTGCCATCGAACAAGGCGCTGCTAAAGTTGACGACTATCTCATCATGGCCGTCTCCTCGGAAGGCACAGTTCGAAATGGTCCGGGTGACTCTATCAAAATGGAGCTGGAGGACATTCTTCGTGGTAAGTACGAAAATCCGTTTTGCTCAATATTCTATTATAAGATAGACTCTCTAGACGAAGTTGGCAAACCTGAAATGTGGATTAAAGCCAATCCTAATATTGGTCCACGTGCTGGAGTTACGGCTTATACGGTAAGCTATCAAACGATCCAGTTAGACGTCGAGCGAGCTGAGAAAGCACCTGTTAATCGTAATGATATTTTGGCTAAGCGATTCAACTGGCCAATGGAGGGTTATACTTATTATTTTAGTTACGAAGAGACGTTACCTCATACAAAACAACAGTTTTGGCAGATGCAATGCGCAATGGGCGTTGACCTTTCACAAGGCGATGACTTTTGCGCATTTACTTTTTTATTTCCGTTACAAGACGACATGTTCGGGATCAAGACTCGAAATTATATTTCGGTTACGAAGCTCAATAAGCTTGCCCCTGCCATGCGAGCGAAGTATGACGAGTTTATTTCCGAAGGCAGTGTAATCGTACAAGATAAGACAGTTCTCGATATGATGGAAGTTTACGATGACCTCGATGCGTTTATCGATAATTTTAAGTATGATGTCCGTTGTGTTGGGTACGATCCATACAATGCTCAAGGATTTATCGATCGGTGGTCGGCTGAGAATGGTCCATTCGGCGTCGATATGGTAAGACAGGGCTACAAAACTGAGACCGTGCCGCTTGGCGAGCTCAAAATTTATTCCGAGCAGAGAAAGCTTCTGTTTGACGAGTCGGTCATGCAGTTTGCTATGGGCAACTGCATTGTCATGGAGGATTCGAACGGTAACCGTAAGCTTATGAAGCGTCGTTATGAACAAAAGATCGACCCGGTCTCTGCTTTAATGGACGCTTATGTGGCTTATAAGAATAACCGAGAAGCGTTTGGGTGATCGAGCATGGTAAATGAAGAGATAGTTAAAAGACTCTTTGAGATATTATCTGAAGAGTCAGAACTTTGTGATCGAAAGATACAATTATACGAAGAAATTCGTAAATGCTCTGAATATGATGGGAGTCTTGATACTGTATTAGCAGCTCTCTATGATGAGCAGAAG